TCAGCCAGTGGATCAAGACCCACGACTACGAACTTGTGAGGGCGTGACATGGACAACGCGACCGTCCGCAAGCAGCGGATCCGCATGGTGCGAGCGCACCGTGACCTGATGCGGTACAAGGAGACCGCGCCGATGGCGGGCATCATCCTGATGGGTGAGACCCGCGTGTTGACCGACGAGGAGTACCCCAAGGGCTTACCCCTTACTGCATATACGGATGGCAAGAACAAGTACTACGCAGCGTCGTTCCTTGTTCAGTTGACTCAGCAGCAGGTAGCAGGGCTGGTACTGCATGAGACCTATCACATCGGCTACAAGCACCTGCTGCGTAACCGTCGATACTGGGAGGAGGATGCCAACGCTGCCAACATCGCAGCCGACCATGTGGTGAATGCGTCGATCGCTGTCCTCGACCAGAACATCGTGGCGTTGCCCCCCGGCGCACACTATGACCCCAAGTACATCGGGTGGTCATTCGGTCGTGTGTACCAAGATGTCAAGCAGCAACAGGATAAGGCTGACGGTCAAGGTAATAACACAGGAACCCTTGACTCTCACCATATGTTTGGTGTACTTAACGAATCAGAGGAGAGCGCAGACGAGGCCAAGCAACTGGAGCAGCAGGTCGATGCCGCGCTGCGTGAGGGCAAGTTGCTGGCTGGGCGCATGAAGGTCTCGATGCCCCGCGCTGTCGAGGCTGCATTGGAGCCGGAGGTTGACTGGGTGAGCGAGACCAACGAGTTCGTGACCACATCGATGTCCGGGCGCGAGGAGCGTTCGTGGAGGCAGTATGACCGTCGCAGACTTGTGCATGGCCTGTACTGTCCGACATCCGTCACCGAGACCTTGAACGAGTTGGCGGTGCTGATCGATGTGTCCGGGTCTACCCATACGCCGGGGGTGTTCGGTAGGTTCGTCGGAGAACTGGTGTCGATTTGCCAGACGCTCAAACCTACCACGCTGCGCGTCATCTACTGGGACACCGAGGTGCAGGCAGAGCAGGTGTTGACCGAGTCCGACTACGACAAGATCGAGACCACCATACGTCCGGTCGGTGGCGGCGGCACTCGCGTGGGATGCATCAACGACTACTTGGAGCGCAGCGGTCTGCTGAGCAAGCCTGACTGTGCGGTGGTGTTCACGGACGGCTATGTCGAGGACTCGTTCGAGTGGCGCATGCCCTGCCCTACGCTGTGGCTCGTGACGCATCGCGATGACTTCCGTCCCCCTGTGGGTAAAGTGCTGAAGGTGAATTGATGTCGGTACTGCTGTCAGATAAAAAAATACACAAGCGGTTCATACCTGTCATACGCCCTGACTTGGAATCGTATTGGGTGACTTTCTTTGTTGTGAATAAATATCCTGACAGGCTGTGTTTCATAGGAGACGAGAACATAATCTACTTTGACAACCTGCCAAGCGGCTTGCCGGACACGATCCTCTCCAAGACCGTGGTCATCATGAACCAGACAGTCCCCGGTATGTTGGATGGGAACGCAAACTCTTGGCATCTCTTCAACCCTTACTCGCTTTGTACAGTCAAAGGTATGGAGAATATCGGCTGGCCGTTTGTCAGGAACGTGAATTTCGACCACAACTTGAATACTTGGGAGTATTCCTACGCGAACGTGTATGTTCTTGTCGTCACTGAGAAAGAACGTGATGAATGGGAATGGATGAGGATGCGGCACAATGACGCCTGAAGGCCGGGTCAAGGCGCGAGTCAGGAAGGTGCTGGGAGACATCGGCGCGTTTTACTCGATGCCGATGACTGGAGGTTTCGGTAACAGCGGCGATCCCGATTTTTTAATCTGTCACAACGGGAGGTTTTTTGGGATAGAATGTAAAGCGAAAGGAAACAAACCGACTGCATTGCAATTGAAGAGACTCGATGACATCCGCAAGGCGGGTGGAGTCGCATTAGTGATCGATGAAACAAACGTAGAGACCCTACGCAAGGAGTTAAATCATGAGTAAGAGTGAGCGTATCCGCCAGTTGCTGGCGAAGGGGCTTGAGACCAAAGAGATCGCAAAGCGGTTGAAGGTGTCGGCCAATCTTGTGTCCCAAGTGAAGTGGCATGAGAAGAACAAGAAGAAGCCCGCCAAGAAGAAGGCAGGGAAGAAGGAGAACCCGCTCGATTGGAAGTGGGTGAACCTCCCGGCAGAGGCTGAGATTCCCCAGACCGACAAGAAGATCGACCCCGTCAACAGCCCGCCGCACTACACGGCAGGGGGCATCGAGACCATCGACTTCATCGAGGCCAAGGACTTCAACTACCGTCTGGGCAACGTCATCAAGTACGTGAGCCGCGCCGGGAAGAAGGTGGACGGTGACCCCATCACCGACCTTGAGAAGGCCAAGTGGTATCTCGACCGCGAGATTGCTACACGGAAGGGTGCGTGATGTTCCGGGCCATCAGGTGGTGGTGGCTCACACGAAAGGCCGATGCTAAACGGGAGTGGGGGCGTGTCCCCCCTCCCAACTGGGCCTGTTCACGCAAGAGGACAGGTGGGGACTATTGGTAAGGAGGATTCACTGTGGAAAGACCGAGCGAATACACCCTCGACCGCAAGAACCGGGAGATCAAGGAACTGCGGCGCGATAACGGATACCTCGCGGACTCACTCTTCCGCAAGGACAAGGAACTGCGAGAAACGAAGCAGCGACTGGAAGAAGCAGATAGCACCACGATTTTCTTGGGGATCGCGTTTGCCGGGACCCTCATCGCGTTCATCATCCTTGCGCTCTACGCAATAGACATCTCAAGGGGGACATGACATGACCACGCAATATCAACCTGACCTGTTCGATGACGAGTGGGACAAGATGGCGCATACTCCGACAGAGTACCGCGCCGAGATCCGGCAACTGCGTGAGCGGTGCTACAAGTACGCCAAAGAGTCGGAGGAACTGCGTGAGGTTGTGAAGAACCTCCGCGCTGACTTGGATGCCCTGAGCAGTGAGATGGAGCGCATGGAGAGACAACGATGAGCAACATCAACGACGGCGGTCCGGCGTTTCCAAGCACGATTCAATACTTCCCCGACGACAAAAACGCGAACGAAGAGCAAGGCATGACCCTGCGCGACTGGTTCGCGGGGCAGGCGTTGGCGGGGATGCTGATTGGCGAATGGTTGAGCGACAAAGGGGTAGCCACGCTCGCATATGAATACGCCGACGCCATGCTCGCGGCGCGGGAGGTGAAGCCGTGAGCGAACAACCCGAAGCCCTGCGGTTGGCTGACAGATTGACTGATTTTGCTAAACAAGACAGATTGCAGCACGGTTACTCATGGGAATTGCTTGACGCCGCCGCCGAACTGCGCCGCCTTCATGCGGTGAACGCGGAACTGTTGGAGGTGTTAAAGGACATTGCAGCGGAGCCGGACGACGCTTGGAGCGTTGCTCTGCTGAACACCGTCCGCGCCGTCATCGAAAAGGCAGAGGAGGTGAAGCCGTGAGGAAAACAAAAAAGTCAGTCCCGATTTTTTGGTGGGACTTTTCCCCCGATGGTAAAGCCATCATTGTGCAGGGCGACCATCCGGGCGGCGAAGAATTGGCCCGATTCCCGTTCAGACCTACTACAGATGAGCAAATCGCAAAAGCGGAAAAATTGATTCAAGATTTTGAGAGCGGGCGAAAGACTCCAAAATGGAAAAAGGTGAAGCCGTGAGCGCGAAACTGGACGAGATGTGGGCGGCGCTGGAGGCGCACAAGCCTGCGCCTGAGTACGCCGAGGCGTGGGAAAGGATGTGCCGGGAGCGGACGATTGGCGCGGCAAACGACGCCGAGGGAGCCGCGATGCTGGCAGAAAACGGCGATGCGGAGGTCGCGGCGTGGTGTGCAGGAAACACGCTACGGGCAGTCCGACAGGCTAATGATTGGGCAGAGAGAGCCATCGACGCGATCAAGGAGGTGAAGCCGTGAGCAAGCATTGTCGTGGGTGCCGACACCATCATAACGCCGGACACCCGAAGAATTCGCCACTTGCTCGCCGGTACAACGACTGGTGTTGCAAGTTTGGATGTACAGCGGAAAAGGCGCTGTCAAGGTGCAAACTCTGGAATGCGAAAGAGGAGGTGAAGCCGTGAGCGACATCACCCTGCCCCGCGCTATGGGCGAGAGGTTACGCGAATTGCTTGACGGGTACGCGAATTCAGACCGGTGGACTGCATACGAATGGGCCACCCTCGCCGCCCTCGACGCCGCGCTCGCGGAGCCCGAGCCGGATGTCGCTGACCTGTTTGCCCAGTTCGCCGCGCAGCAAAAGCCGCTAGACGCTGATATGGCGGCAATCATAAACGCAAACCTAGACAGCCTGTACATCACGGATGAACCCGCAACCGCGCTCGCGGAGCCGGACGCCAC